TATTGTAAATGCACCTAAATTATCTACATTACATTTCCACCTATCTAAAATAAAATTACCAGTTGTGCTAACACCTGAAGTGGAAGTTGTTCTTTGTGAAATTTTCATATCACCATTAATTAATAAATTTCTAAATGGTTGATTAGGATTTGTTAATTTACTTATGGTCGTTCCTGTGCCAGAAGTCGCTTCGTTGATTGTATCTACTCTTAATTCACTCATTCTGCGTCCTCCAATGCTTTTATTCTATCTTCTAATGCTTTTAGTCTATTTTCAGTAACAGTTGAACCATCATCTGTATCGCCAGTTCCAGTATAAATTAATTTTTCACCTGATATATTTTCAACAGTGCGAACCACTTTTGCTAAGTCAACATTTACATATTTTGTATTGTTGTAATCTTCTTCATCACCTCTGCGTGAATAGTATGCCCATGCTAATTCTTCAGAAGCACCATCAGGTATCATTTCAAAATTGTGCGGTGATATTACTGTTGAATTACCAGCAGAATCTTGAGCAAGAACTTCACTACTAAAAGATTTTATAGTAAGTCCGCCAATAGAGCTTAGTCCAATAGTACCTTCGTGTGATCCTCTAATTAATCCATAACAAGCACTCGAACCAGTTGTTCCAGCTCCTTCAACAATCAATATGCCTTTGCTACTTGTATCTGCATTGCACCCAACATGAACCTTATTTGTGCTTGCATCAACTACAAACATATTTTGATTGCCATCAGACTCTACTCGGAAGTCTAGATCAGCAGAGCCTTCATTAAAAACAACTGTAGCTGGACTAAACCTTACAAACTCTGTAGAGCTTGAAGCAACTGGCATTAGTATTCTCATAAAACCATCTTCTTGACCATCATCTGCATCACCAGCATTAACTTGAAAAGTTAAATAATCTGTTTCATTACCAGCAGTATCATTACCTGAAAATATAA